TTTTTTTTTTGGATTTCATCCGGGAATTAAAACCATAACTACTCAGATCTTAAAGACTCTTTAACAAGATGAAAACCATGATTCTCTGCTGTTTCCACTATAGCTGACGCAGGCCATTGATGGTTATTCTTCTTATCATCTCTAATATTTCTAAAACGCAATTCTTCTAACGTAGGAAAACCTCTTTCCATGTCTTCTAATTTAACACCTGCTTTCTTACACATGGCAGTTATATTTCCAGTCTGTTTCTTTAAATCATCAATACTAAAAGTATACTCTTTCTCCATTGCTTCCTTCATAAATTTGCAAAATTGATATGCAATTTTATTCGTACCCATGCAATCATACGCCATACCTATAATAGACAGATAAAAATCACAAACAGTGAATTTACCTGCCGTAGCACCATAAGCAAAGCGCATAATCGTCTTTTCTAAAGGTCTAAAAGGTAAAACATCCGGAAGACGTGGATCCTCTTCATTTTTAATGTAATACCTCTGAAGAAAAACTATTCCTTTATATTTCAGACCTCCTCTTCCATCAGGCACGCTGAAGAACTGAATATCATTTCTGAGATCTCTAATGAACATACCCCAATATTTCTTGAGGTAATCAGCAAAAGCCTGCTCATTCAGTATATCAAAAATATCTTTATGACTTACGAAGATATGATCATCCCCATAAACATAAAAAGCAAGCCATCGTTTCATCAGACACTCTTCTATAAATTCTGCTCTTTCAGGATTCTCATGCATTGTCATAACAACAAATATAAACCATAATAGCATAAGTATCCATGAATCACCATGCGAAGTTTCAAACGCACCAGAAGGCATCCCACCATAAAATACCTTCCATAAATCAGAAATAACATGTGTAAGGCGAACACTGAGCCGTTCACTCAGCATCTTAGACATAAGCATTAGCAAATGCCACATATCTTTAGGCGTCTCTTTACGAGAAAAATAAGTCAAATTATGAGTCGAGAACAAGTCTAACATTACACGACAAATATGATAATCAAGACCTTTCACATCCCCATCACCATATCGTAGATCAGGATTGGTATAGTGCAATTGATCGGCAAAGCGCTGTGCACCACCATGCCAATTCTTAAAACCAATCATAATCCCTCCCCAACCTCTTTCCATGAGAAAAAAAAGGTTTATACAAATGCGTCGACCCTATATTGGATATCATATTCAAAATATTAAAATCCCTAAGTTTATCTCTCATCTTCGCACGCTCTTCTTCAACTTCTTTACCACCAGGAGTATTGTATCTATTCTCACACATAAAAACGTACCTCTTTTGTGTAATGAGGCACGCTGCGTGGTTATCAGGAAACTTCTTTAAGGGATCACCTATTTGGTACGATTTAAGAACCTTGTCACAAGAATTAACAAAGGAACTAGCATAATACTCAAACTGATCTAATTTCTTTCCATTAAACTTAATTTTTGTCTGAGTACCATGTTCCATATTAGTGACCTGAATCTCTCTACCCGGCCTAAGCCCTGAAGACGTTCTACCATACAAGGCTAAATCCCAAATTTTAACAGGTTTAAAATCATACGCAAAGGCATCATGCCATTTGTCCCATCCGTTAATCTTGTTCATATATCGAATAGATGGTCCAATAAATCGTTCAAGACACTTTGCAGACCCAGGAATGTCTCGGACATCAGTGTCATACTTCATCATATTTTTTTCAATTTTACCATCAGTATACAACCCTGTATGGGAAAAATAAACATTAGGCTTTCCCTCAAGGAAACCATAACATCTATTATACCAAGATTCTCTATGTAACATCTTCACAGTTAAAGAATCATCTTTCTGAGTCTCTTTGACCCAAACTTTATCCCACAAATCAAAGGTTGGTGAAACACAATAATACTGATTAAAATAAAGTTGATCCCATAACTTCATAGCATCACTAACAACTGCCGGAACTTCAGGCAGCAATGATTCTGTCGGCGAACTATGATGACTAAAATAAGGGGCTACTGTATATGAATTTCTAGCCCTAGCACTACGTATTCTAGCCTCAGTTATAGCAGCATATGCATCCATATTTCTATAAGTTAAAACTTTATTATAAAGCTCGTATTTAGATACAATCTGTAACATGATATCATGAATCGCTTCATATTTATCTCCTCCTATTATAAAATCAGTCTCAAAAACACGCTCAAAAAACTCAGGATCCAAAATAGTATATCGGAGTCTTGTAGTTGTCGCATTAGGTTCTCTAAATTCTTGATCACCTGAAACATATGTAAATAATCCTTTCTTCATTACCGAATTACGATGAAATAGAAATTTAATTATCTCTACGTTAGAAAATTTATCTCTTCGCACCAGTTGCGTAATTTTTAGCAACCCACCACGAACAAAAAGTTGAGTGATGTCAGAAAGATTAGACGGTGTTCTAATCTTCGTATCCAGGACAGTTATATGATATCAGGCCACGCTAAAGATTGTGGCTACCGTGTACCT